TATTTTGAACACCCATAGCTGAATACATTCTTCTATATGCCTCATATATGTTGTGCATTTGTGGTGCTGCTTCTGCTAATTGTAATTGAGTTTGTGCCAACGTAACACGTTGAGACATAGAAAAAATAGTTGGATCAGAAACAGGAATAATATCTATTTTTTCATCAAAATCACTAGCTTTTAATGACTGTAAATCTCCTTGTACATCATAAGGATATATAGGAGGTAGTGATTCAGCAAAGATTTTAGAAAGTAATTTAAATTCTATTCTTTGAGCATAGTGAATTCTTTTATGTATAGCTGACATAACACGCATGCCTCTTTCCATTAAAGCCATGGTTGTTCCAACAGGAGCTCCTGCTCCAGCCGCTTCACCTACTTTTTGATCGGCTACAGTTGCAAATTCTTTTCCTGCTTGAACACAAAATCCTAATAATTGAAATAAAGTTGGGTCAGCACCTTTATAAGGTAAAGGTAAAAGACCAGCACGTAAATCACCACTTGGTGCATCAACATCTCTAAACTCACCTGGTTGTATAGGGCTATCATCATCTGCTATTCTTAATCCTCTAGCTTTAAATCCTGCTGGTAAGTTTGCTAAAGTTCCTGCATCAATAAGTTGTCTTAAAGCAGCAGTTGCTGTTCTTGATAAACCACCAATCATATGAATTAATCCAAGACCATAAAAACCAAGACCTGGCATAAATTTATAATGAACAAAATATTGTTGTTTTTTATATAAACTATCCCCATCCTTATAGTTTCTATAAATAGAAAGAATATTACCTGATCCTTCATCTATAGTAACTATGTATGGTAGTTTTATTCCATCAGGATCTTCAAATCCTGGCACATCTAAATCAACATGCATTTCTAATAAAGTATATTGATCATCTCTATATCCAGTTTTTTCTATACCAGATAGTTTTCTTTCCTTTTCTTCAACTTTATTTTCTTCTTGTATAACTTGTAAACTGACATCACGATAAAAACCTGAAACTTGCATTTTTTTAATGTCGTTGTCTGTTCTTTTTAAAATATGAGTTACTCTTTCACATTCTTCTAAATTTGTAGCTGTGTAAGGTACAATTAATTCTTCAGCAGGAATAAATTTAGATACTGCTCTTCCAAGACTTGCATCATAATATACTTTTTTAAAAGTAGAACCTGCTAAAGGTAGATAAAAAAGCATTTGATCTAGTTCAGGATCATATTCTTCCATAACATGCATAATTTGATAATTCATAAAATCACTTACACGTTGTGCTTGATCTTCTTTATCTTTTGTAGCTGAACCAATAATTTGAGTTCTTACAGGTCCGCTTGCTGGTAATAATTCTTTATAAGCTTGAGCTTGAAACTGTGTTACAGATTCCGCTAATAATGGGTGTGTTACACCGCTTGCTCCTTGAAAAGGCTGAGAACGGTCATTATAGTTTAGTCCAAGTAAATCTAAACCTTTTGTGTATGTTTCTTCCCATTGTTTTCTTGAAGTTTTATCATCTTCAAAAGATTGTCTAAGCTCACTAGAAATAACTGCTAAATCATTTTCATCAATAAATTCTGCTAAATTACCATCAAATCCAGTATCGGGTGGCATTATTTCAGGATTAACAATAGCTCCACCATCTTCAGTCATTTCAATATCAATAGGTTGATCAGTTCCTGGTTCTAATACCACTTCTTGACCAACTAATGGTGGTATCATTAATTCATCATTAACTGTTTGTGGTTCGTCGTAATTAGCTGGTTTTTCTACAACCATTATGCTGCTCCTATCATTTCATCTATTGATACAAGGGGATCATAACGTACATATCCTCCTGATGCCAGATGTGTTTTTGTTGGTAATACCATTTCAGGGGTTAACTTTATAGCATAAGCATCTACAGTTTTAAAGCCCGAAGGTATTTCTATAGGTCTGGCCATTAAACCTTCTGCACCAGTCTCTTCTATATAGTCTTGTGCTTTTTTCATCACATCACCAAAATCTTCTGCTTTACTACTTTTTGCCATTTTAAATTCTTTTACAACGTCTCCTTGTGCATTGAGTATTTGAACAGATCTCTTCATACTTGTAGGTTCTCCTATTTGTACTTTAATAACCTTAAATTCACTATTATTTACTTTTGCTGCTCTACGCAATGATTGTTCTAATATACTTGTATAATGTTTTCCGCTAGGATCTGTAACGTTTGGTCCACCATAAAACTCATATTGACCAATACCTTTCATATCTTTTGTTCGTTCAGCAAAAGGTGTTGCCGTTGTTCCTGTTTGATTGTATCTTTTTGTTATAAGTTCTGCTGGAGATATAACGTACCAATCAGCGGCGTTTGCATCTTTATCTACAAATTTTCTTTTTGCTGCCATATTTAAATCATTTTTAACTAATGCATCTCCCCATACTTTTCTGTCTTTAAAAGGAATATTAGGAAATAATTTTTTCATTGTTTCAGGATTTGTAAATGCTTCCTCAAACATTGTTAATACTTTATCTCTACTTTTACCTGCTGCTCTAACAGCGGCTAACGCTCCTGGAGTCATCTCACCTGGTTTTATTTTTGCAAAATCTTTAAATACTGCTTGTGATTTTCTAATGTCATCTATGTAAGCAGCAAAGTCTTCTTCTGTTTTAAATACAGGTCTAAATAAAGTTTTATGTTTTGCGTAGAATTGTAATACATCGTTATCTGTTTTTAAATCCATTTGATAAGATTGTGATCTTATTTTTGCCGTATCTTTAACATCAATACCTTTATCAACTAACGTTTTATAATCAGCCATAACGTTTTCTAAATGTTTTCTGTATGTCTGCATAATGTCAGATTGTATCTCGTCTGCAAATGTTACACGTACTGTTTGATCTCCTGTAACAAGAGCATCATCTGTTTTTCCTACATTAGCCAACTCATCTTGTGCCTGTGCTAATTGTTTTTTTGCTCTGTTTATATTTGTTGTTGCTTGTTCTAATGATACACGACCACCCGATTGATTAACAATATCCTCTGCTGATTTATTTGTTATCTTTGTTAAACGTTCTATTTTTTTATTTAAATCATCCGTCTTAGGACCAATATTAGGCAGCTGTCC